TCTTTTTCTATACTATTCATAGCTAGTTTATATTGCTTTTCTAATTCAAGATAATATTTTACACTTTTGTTATTTTGAGCTTCTTCTAATTGTTCAAATCTCTTCCTCCAATAATCTTTATTTTCATCTATAACACCATCTTGATTATTAGGAATTAAATCATCATACTCTTTTTGAGTATCTTCCTGTTTTTTAAGTCTCTCAAGTTCGTCATTACATCCTCGACCCAAGGATGTTGAAACAATAGTTTCATCTGATACAATTCCAGTTGATTTAGCTGCCATATCTATCTTTTCAGCTTCATTTATTATCATAGAGTGATTAAAAGTAATTTGAACTGTTTTATAATCATAGCTCTTACTACCACTTATCTTTAAATACTCACACACAAACCATAAAAGCTCTCTAATTGCTTTTTTAAACTTCTTTTCAGTCTTAGAACATTTAAGGTCCAGTAATGAATATAAAAATTTAAGTGCTACACCCGATTTGTCACCTGTGTTTTGAGATTCTGGATTAACTCCTTGACCAAAGATAATTATATTCTTTTCTAATCTATCAAGAAGCTCCTTTTTAGCTTCAACTGGTATATTTATCTCTAGTTTATCAACTCCACCTCCACCATCTACTTTAATTGATTTATAGTATCTTATATTATCTATAAACTCTTGTAGACTTGTTCCTGGATATTCTTTTAATACATAAATAACCTCTTGTATTTCATCTAAGTTATCTGCTAGTGTAGAAATATTATTGTCATATATATCTATTAATGATTTATAGAAAGTTAAATCTGAGACACACTTTTCATTATTTTTAAAAGATATAAATGGAACTTTACCCCATCCCTGTTCTTTGTTATTTATTCTAAAATGACCTTCTTGTATATCAGTCATTTTTCCATATTCATCATATAAAAATTCTTGAACAAAACTATTACCTCTTTCAACAAAGTAAGTTACATCATTTTCTGTGTAGTACTCAACTCTTTTTATTTTATTTCCATCTATATCTTCAATATAATAAAACCTAATAAATGCAACTAATTCCCTCTGTCTTTTACTATCCCAAATAGGAATTGCTTCTTCAGCTGGAATTATTACATATTTAAACTCACCTTTTCTATTAATATATGGATGTAACCATTCAACCCCTTTATTACTAGCATTGAGATATAGTTCTGTTATTGTATCGTCAAACTCTTCTCCTAGTAAGTCATTTAAAAGCTTAGTGAGATTATCATCATCTGCATTAAATACTATGGGATTTCCGACACTATAGCCTACCTTTTGGTCAACTAAAAGCTTATGGTAGTTGTTAATTGCTTTATTATTAACTTTAGTAAAATCATCAACCTTAGCTCCATCTAAGAGATAATATCTTCTCTTATTGTTTACATCAGTATTACCATAATAGTATTCTTCTCCTTGTTTATATTTTTCTGGCCTATGTTTTAAGATGTAGTGTTCTATGACTTTTACTAGGTTAAAGGTGCTCTCTTTTTTTAACTGAACTTTTATTAAATCTGTTTCACTTATATAAATATTTAACACCTCCTTTACTTTAAGAAGCTTATTCCATTATTTTTAAGCTTATTATCTATAGAATATCTAAGAGCAGCCATTGCATCATCCATAAACTCAACTGGTTCATCAAGATATAATCCAGTTCTTTCGTCTTGTTTCCATTTCCATTGTTGTATTTCTTTTATGGTATTAGTGCAACTAGGATGTACATGTATTCTTAATTGTTTCAAATAATCTATTTGAGCTTTAACACTTCCTGGCCCTTTTTTAACTCCTTTAGCTTTATATCCTGCATTCTTCCACATCTTAATTCTATCTGGTTCAGCACTATCACAGTACATAAATAGAGTCTTTTCTAAACCTATACTATTTGCAATCTTTATGATTTCTGAGGTATCCATTTCATGTACATATATTTCGTTACATATATATAACTCTCCATCCTTAAAGCCAATTCTAAGTACTACATTTGCATGGTTAAATCCAAAGTCTTGTGATAACCTCATATTGTCAAAATACTCAAATTCTGTAGTAAATTCATGTATAACATAATTTTTAAGTATTGCTCCACCAGTTTCTCCCCATTCTCCAAGACCATAGACTTTGTACCCTTCTGGGTCTTGCTCTTTTCTCATTTGCATTCTTCTGTAGTAAGCTTCATCTATGAATCTATTTTGTAGATAAGTACTATGATGAGTAAATATATCATCATTTTTATAGTCAAAATACTTTCTTTTTATCCAATGAGTAGCTGAGACTGGATTAAATGTAAATGTCATTTGATAGTATAGGTTAGGATTAGTTAAAATACCTCTTAAACGGTCATCTAGTATGTCTATGTCACTTTCCATAAGTTCTGTAGCTTCTTCACACCAAACCCATGTTAATTTTCCTTTCGAGAAGTTAATTGATTTTAATTTTTCTCTTTGTTTTGCATCATTAACTCCTCTGAAAATTATAGAGTTACCAGTAACTTTACTCTTAATTTCTAAAGGATTTAAAGTAGTTTTCCAATACTTATCAGCTTGTTTACCATAAATACGATTTATAGCTCCTGTAAGCTCTGCATACGTTGAATACTTATGTGTAGCTTCTGACTTTCTAACTACTAATAGATTAGCTCCTTGATACTTCTTATCTCCTAACTTTAGTATATAGTCTTGTGCTACATTAACAGATTTTCCACTCCCTGCTGAACCTTTCATTGCTCTGTATCTTTTTTTAGTAAAATTAGCTTCCTTGAAATCTGGATTAAAATTTACTCTAACTATCATTTCTATCACCATAATCTACACTTATTTTCAACTCATCATCTCCAATATCATCTTTACTTAGGTTATCAACTTCACATTTCAACTTCTCAACTCTTGTTTTCTGCTCCTCTGTAGCCAAATTCCAATCCTTATGAATCATTTCATCATACTGTTTAATTAAACTTCTAAGTTCACTCATAGCTCTACTCTGTGCATTAAGAAAAGATGCTTGCCTATCCCATGCAAATTGAAATTCATACTCTATCTTCTCTCCATTTTCTGTACTTTCATGTTTCTTTAATTCTTTAATCATTTCTTCCTTGTCTTTAACATACATTATCTTTTGTGCTCTTATTATTGCTGCGTATTGGATTGTTATCTGCTCCCAAAGAATATCAAATTTATCTTTTATGGATATTTCTTGTATCAATTCCCTAGTTTCTTCGGGTAGATATTTTGAGAAGAAACCAAACTTTTCAGCGTTCTTATTCTCTTTTGGAGCACCATGACCAACTGAATTTTTATTAGAAAAGGGTGCACCTCTTTTATTTATAGGTGCACCCTTCTTTTTTTCACTAGCCCAGTTGTATCTTTTTATCCATGACTTTAAAGTGTTTAAGCTAATGTCATACTTTGATGATATTTCCTTTTGTTTCATTCCTTTTAAGTAATCTTGTTTTACCTTTTCTTTGACATCTTGCACATCACCACCTCTTTATTTGTTTGTTTTGGGAATAAAAAAAGAACCTCATAATTGAGATTCTTTTTTTGTTTACTCTACTTTAAGATTCAATTCAAATTCAGTCCCACATTCTAAACATTTAACTTTACCATCTTCTAGTATTTCAAATTCAGATATTTTTTCGCATATTTTACATTTTTCTTTGAACTTATTTCCAACATTTTGTGATGTAAATATAGTAGGGTTATTTTCAACTTCTTTTTTTAAATCATCAATAACACTGTCAAAATTCAAATTACCACTTATCTCAAATCCCACATAATCACCTCCTTATAGTATAGTAAATTCTATGTTATTATACAATATCCTTCAACAATCGTTCGACAATAGCAGAATTCACCACAATTTTATGCTAATATTCTATTGAAAGGAGGTGTTCTTATGAGTAAAAATATTGACATTAGAAATTTAAAGCAATTTCAAAAGAAAATTGAAAGAATGGAACAAAATTTAAAACCTGACTTTGATAAGATTCGCACAATAATTCTTAGCAAGAAATTTATGAACCAACACACTAATTTTGATTCTTTTGATGAACTACTTGCATTTGGTAATTACATAGTCAATTCAGAAGAAGACTTTTTAGCTATTCCTGATAATGAATTTGATTTATTTATAGTTAAAAATACTGATTTCCCAGATTGGCAAACCATGCTTGATTCAGCATATTCAAAATATTTAGAGTCTTGCCTTAGATAAAACATCTAGACAACTTTCAAAATGTTTATCTAATTCTTTTATGATTTCCCTAGATTCCTTTATAAACTCAGCCATATAACACACACCACTTGCAGGTATCTTGAATTCAGAATCTAGGGAATTTTTTCTTTCTGATACTACATCTTGTGTGTTTTTCTTAATCTCCATAATTTCATTCTCCTTTTAATTTATTGTATAAAAAAAGACCATCTATCAAGATAGTCATTTTAGATTTTATGTACTTTTATTTTTTTAGATATTTCAACATTTGAACTAAATAGTCCCCATCTAACGAATCTGTTTCGTCTTTATCAAGGCTTCTTTTTCCAAAGTCTACAAATCCATTATCCTTATAAAATTCAATTAATTTAGGTTTATCTTCACATTCAAGGTACACTATTTTCCCACCCATATCTAACTGTACTGCTTTTATCTTGTCACATGCAATTTTTAGAAGTTCATCACCCTTGATTAATTTATTATAATTATTTGAATAATTCTTTCCTATTTGCCCTATCAAAGGTGCTCCAATAATATATCTTCTTAGTTCTTCATTGTATTGTCCAAACTTCACTATTTTCCTAGCTAAAGAGTTTGATAATGTTTTTCTTTTTATTGTAAAATACTTATTAGCTAGAGTGAAATATCCAACTATAACAGGCTTGCCTTTATAAGAAGTTAGCACTAAATGTGTACTAGCCAAACCCTGTTTAGAAAATTCAATAGCTTTGTTTTTTAAAAATTCTTCTACATCTTTATTAAGGGGACAAGAAAAACTGGAGAGAATTTTTTTAACTTCTTCTTCCTCCAGCTCTCCTAGCATATTACTTAAGTTTACAATTAAATAGCCACTCATTAAAATCTCCCGAATATATCCTTTATTTTATCTTTTGGTACTTCTGAACATTTTTTACTTAATACAACTTCTTTTTCTTGTTTATTTTTAGCATTTTCTAGAGCTGATACTAGATTTCTTCCAAATGCCTTTTTTCTTACATCTACATTTTTTAAAATACTTTTTGTAGCCATAAGTACCACCTTCCACTTCACTATTATAATTTAATTATACTGACGTTACGTTAAATATGCAATATATTTCGAGGAATTATCAGTTGGCATTTTGTACATGATTTTATTATTATTATTCACAATATGTACATTTTATATAATAAAATTACTGTTATTTATAATTAATTTAAATAACTTACACTATAAAAAATTATGTCATATATCTTATGTATATTAATTCAAATGCTTGCTAAGTATTTAATTTTAAGTATGCACATTATAATATACCTAAACAAATAGTATTATGACAATAAAAATTTCTTTTTTCTTTTTAAAAATTAAAATGCTAAGTTTGGAGTAAACTTAGCATTTTTAGTAGGGAGATACATATATTATGTCGCAGGTTCTAAGAATCGAACTTAGACTAGACACCAGTACCTGCATGGTGAGTGAGGTTACCAAGCCCCACCCGATTTTTAGACTTCTGAATTAAGATACAAAATATAAAATTTTGCCCTCAATTTCTCTACTTTTAGTGTATACGTTGATTAATATTTGAACATAGTTAGAATTGAACTAACAGCGTCCTCACGCCCTGCCTAGTCTGTTCGTAGTGACTAGGGCAATCCCTTATACCCTAGTCAAATATTAAGTTTTGAGAGGGAAATCTTTATTTCCACAATACTATTATCTCATGCTTTTTTAATCAAAAAGGGGAGAAAGTAGGGAATAAAGTGGGAATTTCTGGGGAAAAACTGGGGAATTTTCTAATTTTTAAATAATGGGAGTTCATTTTCCTTAATTCTTGGATAAAGCATATCCATAACTTTATACACTAATCTTTCCCTTACACATCTACATGTTTTCCTATCTGAGTTCATCTCTAAGGATATATAAACCATACTATTTTTCATTCTACTATTATAAAACAGTTTAAAAAAATGTTCTTCTCTTATATCTAAGCATGTAAGTGCATTTTCTATTTTCTTCTTTTCTATTTCTTTATCTTTTTTCAGTTTTTTCAATCTAGTAATATCTCTTTCTTTTTTTATAATCTCATTCTCAACAGTTGAATTAAAAGCATATGTTGGACTTACTTTTTCATCATATCCAACAGCCTTACACCCAAATATCTCATTTTCTCTACTTTCTATATCTAATTCAAGATTCTTAATTTCTGCACTTAAAAATTTATAATGATGTAATCTACCTTCTACTTTTTTAAATAGTTCTTTTTTATTGATATTATTATCCATACTTCCACACTCCTGTTTATGTTATAATAATCTTGGATAAAAGTTTTATATTTTTGACAAGTGGAGTGTGAAAGCACTCCTTTTCCTTTTTTTTGAATAAATTTAACTTACTATTGATAATTGACTATTTAAAAGTCTTATTTCTTCTTCAAACACTATAGGTAACTTATAATTGTTTACAATCTCTAATACTTTATTTAATTGACAACGCTTTATAGCCTTATAACTATCTACTCCAAACTCTCGTTTAATCTGATGGTATATATCATTGTATACTTTACCTCTTAAAGATTTATTTTTATAAGCCTTACTTCCATGACCTCCTAGTGATTTTGTTGCTACCTTCTTAACTTCTTTTACAATACTTTCACATTCAATATTGAATAGTGGTGCATCATCCATAAAGTTCTCTAATTTCTCATTAACATTCTCTATTTTAGTTTCTAAGACTTCTTGTTTCTTATCTAGCATAAATATAGCCTGTAACTCCTTTGATGCACTTAAAAGAGGATTATTTAGTTCTTTTCTCATAGAGAAATATCCATCAACTAACTTCTCATATAATTCCCAAGCTATATCATCTTCTAATATTTTTAATAATTTTGCATAACCTCTTTCAGATAATATATAAATCCCAGATAATAACCCTTTGTTTTTTAACCCTCTATAAGAATTAATTGATTGTTGAGTAAATCCTAATTCTTTTATTTTGGTATCGTCCAAACCGACACCTAACAAATCTAATATATCTTTTCCATCTTTAAATCTTTTTCTATTCTTATTTATAAGCTCATTAATCTGTCTAGATTCTCTATTATGTATCTCGGCTATATCTTTTACTAGCATTGCTTTCTTATGTTCTCCAAATCCACCCTCAATGTTATGAAATTTCATTCCCTCGATTTCTAAAGTTCCAAGTACTGTTATTTCTTTATTTATATTTTCATTCATAATTTATCTCTCCTTTGTCGTTTGATATATTCTTTATTTAGCTTTTTCACATTTTTATGAAAAACTAAGGGCATAATTTAACGAACGGATTTTTCCGTTGGTTAGATAACATCTTCTAATATAACCTCAACCCTGGGATTATCGCTATAATATTTACTAGCTACAACCTCAACAATCTGTGTATCATCCTTATAAGCTATCTCATTGAGTGAATCAGCTATAATCTTAACAACATTGTCAATATCGGGTTTTTTACTAGGTCTTAACACATTATTTCTTTTCTGCTCCTTAACCTTTTTACTATTACTTTTAGCTATAGAATAGTAACATCTTAAAGTCATTTTTATATAACCTTCAAAGTAATGTTTAACTTTAGATTGATATAACCATCTTATTAGTTCCTCATAATCTCTAGTCTTATTAGGTGTATAGGTCCTTTTAGTAGCCAAAATAAACCTAGGTCTTTCTTTACCAATTGGTTCTCCATCTATTACAAGAAAAACTTTCATTTTTTCACCTTCTTAGCCTTTTTCCTACATTCTTTACAACAATAAACATCCTTAGATTTTTCCTTAAGATAAAATAATTTGCCACACCAACTGCATCTTATCCTTTTCAAAGAATCACTTCCTTTTAACTCACATATTTAATCTATTTCAATTTCGACTATAGCTCTACTTAAAAGCTTCACATTATAATTTTCTTTTATATTTTCCTCATCTTTTTTAAAAGCTCTTGCTTCTTCTAAGTCAGTAAATATAGAGCTGTATACGTTCCCTTTTTCCCATTCTCTTGTTGTCTGCCAAGTCACTTTAAATTCTGTAATAACCATATTGACTGCTCCTTTTCATAATCTCACTCCCTAGTCGCAAAATCTATTTATAAAATTCTCTACGTATCTATATTGTTGTTTAATATAAGCATCATCTTCATTACCACCAGTAGCCATCCAGTCACATATTCTTCTATCTACATCACTTAATATGCCAAATGGGATATCATACTTATTTAAAGCATCATTTAACTCTCGTATGTTGTTTATCTCAACTTTATTTCCAGTATTCTTCATACAATATTTCCCCTTTTTCAACTTGTTTATCTTCTATTTGTCCTAGCACTCTTTCATATTCTTTACGACCTTGCCATTCTTTTATTACAGCATTTTCAATATCTTGTACAAATATAGCTAACTTTCCATTTACATTCGCTATTTTTAACCATATAAGTTCATGTGTGTTATTCTTTTCTACCCATATGGTAATTTCCTTATTTTCTTCCAAACATATATTATTTAGATATATCTCATTATTTATCTTATACATTTGAGTAGTAATCATAATCGCACCTCTTTTATAAGTCAAAGTAAGTCTATAACATTCTAGTTTCATTCATAAACTTACCTTGACTACTTAAATTATTTAAACCTAGACTATTTGTTTCCTTCACTTTCCATTTTAATTAATAATTCCTTTATTTCAGTAGCTTCTTCTTTTATACATTTAATAGCTAGTTTAATTTCTTCTTTTAAGCGAATATTTAATTCTTTATTTGTAAAAGTAAGCGGTATTTTAGTACCATTTTTTCTTACAATTGATATATTTATTTTTTTACACTCTTCTATTTCCTTTAAATATTCTCTTAATTCTTTTTCATCTTCTTTCGCTCTCTTTATAGCCTCAAGTATAGGAATAACAGCTACTTTATATCCTTCTGGAATATCATTTAAATTTATTTTCATTTTTAAATCTCCTTTTCTAACCAATTTTTATATGTTGTATCACAATCTTTGCTTTCGCAATCTACCTTATCATTTATGCAACTACCACAAATCTCTTTCCCAAATTTCTTATACACTTCTCTTTCATCAAGATTATTTGACTTGCACATTTCTTTATTAGTCATATGCTCACCTTCTCTGTTTGAAAGAAACTTATCTGTCTTTCATTTTCTATATCTTCATTACTAAATCGTTTTTCTAGGTCATGTACTGTGACCCCATTAGCTCTAAAAGGTACAGGACTATCTTTATCTAATTTAAGCATACTCCCCCACAAATCGGGATAATATTTTCTTAATGTTCTGAGGCTATCTAAGCTTTGTTTAGGGCATAAATAGCAACCAGTTCGCTTGAATCTGTGATGTATCTCATAATAAAATCCTTTTTCTTCTAAATATTTCAAACAATCTTTTTCAGTCATTTTTGCTTCGTAAAGTGGTGCTATACAGTTTTTTTCCAGTCTTTTATATCTGTTAGGTTCATCAAAGGCAATTCCGATATATCGCTTGTGTTCTCCAATCGAATTGAAATATTTATTAGCAGGAGCAAGTTTTAATCGACTATTACACCATGCTCCCAAGGTGTATGGAAAACCCCATATTTGCCCTTTATGCTTACCTTGTTTATTAACAGTATAAAAGTATTCTTCAAAGGTTTTTTCTGCTTTAATTCTTGTTATTTTAAAGTTTATTCTTTTTTCAAAACCATCTATTATGTCATAAATTTCTTCAAATTCTAGCCCTGTATCTATAAATACAATTTCATCAAGAGGTAATTTCTTTTCTAATATCAAAAGGAGCATTGCTGCTGAATCTTTTCCTCCACTAAAACTAGCTACATATTTCATATGAGCACCTACTTCTCATTATAGAAATTAACATTTTTAATAACTATATCTACAGTTCCATTCCCATTATGTCTAATACCATACTTCATAAAATCCTCAAAATCATCCATCTTGCCTTTTATCTCAAAACCTGTATCTGTTTTTATATGTCTATTTTTTAAATTCTTTTCAACCCATTTTTTATCAATATTAAAACTTTCAATCCCTTTTTCTTCTATATGGTCCTTAAAACTATCTTTTAAATCATCCTTTATCGCCTTATCAGCAAACTCATTTATATCAAGTTTTTGTTTTTCTCTTAGCATATAAAGTAACATTCCTCTTACATCTTCGCCCTGCTTCATATCACTATATAAATGTGCTATATAAGAGTCCACAAAAGCTTTAAACATCTTAGTCTTATACTTATCATCTTTTATCTTAGTAGCATTTAAGAACTCTGTAACAAACTTAGAATTAGCTTCTTCCTTTTCTGCATCCTTATCCAATACTTTTAGATGATATTCGTCATTCATTCCACTTAATCCAACTATGACGGCAATTTTGACTATCTTAGTCTCTTGTATGTTAATTTCATTTTTAGACATCTGTATATTAAATTTATCATCTTCAAACTCAATTGAATGAGTATATGACTTATTGTAATCAAGTTTTAATATAGCAACTTTCTTTTCATCTTTTTGAGAGTATAAGCAAATTGCTAAGTCGCAAGATTCTAATGTAGCATTCAATTTCATAACATCAAATAAATAAGCTGCAATCTCTTTAGAGTTATTTAAAAATGAACTTTCATCATAAATAATTTGTTCACAACACTTCTTAATTAGATTGTTACTATAGTCATTAAATACTGCTGTTCTGATGTCATTATCTCTTGATACTTTGCTTATTTTCTTTTGAAAAAATAGGTCCATATCTTGACTAACTCTACCTTCAAAATCATTTAGTATTGGTGTATCGCTGTTCTTATCTAAAACATGTATTATAAATTTGTGTATTATCATAATTTCACCCCTTATAAATTTTTAAAGCGTTCTATAATCTTCTCGCTTATAGTATTTTTTATAACTTCGTCTACCTTATCTATAGTTATTAGTACTATATTTTCATCTTTAGCCAATGCCTTTGCTTTCTTTCTTAAAGCTTCTTTACTTCCATATGTATAATGTATTTTTCTATTTTCTAACGATAATCCTATTTGCCATCTCAATACATACTTTGACATTTGTTCCATCCCCTATTTTAATAATCTTCTCCATTTGTTAAATCATAATCTTCTATATCATTTCCTAAATCCAAAATTATTTTTGACCCATGAGCAAATATTTTAAATAGCAAATCTCCAAAATTATCAAATCCACTCATTATATCTTTAGATGATATTTCTCTATTCTCGTATCTATATGATGCAATAGTTCCATCTTTTCTCAACAATATGGAGTGTTCGCATCTGTATTTACTTTTATTTGGTTCTTTATCAATTTCAATCCATCCCGAACCATATTTATTTTCATCAAGAATAAATGTTATGCAATCTTCATAGCCTTCATATTCATCAATATCATATTTATCCATTTTTAATATTTCCAACAATTCGCTCATTTTATATTCTTTTTCAGCACCTACAAGCATGTTATCTAAATTTCTTTTTAAGTGTTCAATAGCTTCTACCTTCATTGTCATATCAATCTTTTCTTTTACTGTAGTTGCTACGAGCACATTATATTTTTGTATATCTAATTTATCTAAATTTATATTTATATTTTCACTTAGATGTTTTTCAATTTTTTTACTAAAATCACCCCAATTTCCAAAAACCTCATTCACAACTCTTTTTATTGTTTCTGCCAATTGTTTTTTAACTACTTCCTCTACAAAGCCATTTTCCTCTAACTCTACTAGTGCATCATTCATAATTTTATTTAAATCCATTATATTATTCCCCTCTCTATTTTCATTTTTGAGAGTCACAAAACACTTCAACAATAATTTATACCAAAAGACATTTTGCAACTCTCTAAACTGTCTTAATTAGATATTTTCACTTATATTTCTTCTAACATTTCCTCGAGTTTATTTTTTAATAAATCATATTTTTCTTTAGTTTCTAAATCTAATATTCTAACTCTTCCTCGCTCTGCTATAATAGCTATATTTGAACTTTCACATATCATCTGTATATAATTTACAGAAGCATTTATAATTTCTAATCTATCATCCATTCTTATACACCTCTTTTATTGTCGCAATTTTCACACTCTTTTAGATTCAATCTATACTCATAAACTCTACCAGCTATAAAACTTCCTATTATAAGCATTGTAATAGCTAATATATTCATTTTTCTAACATCCCCTCACACTCATACCTACTTAATATTTTTATAGCTATATCAATAGCTTTATTAACAGAACACTTTTTCTTATTTAATATCTTTTCAGCTAACTTAATTACTTGTTCCACATTTGCTAATACCATCTGTCGCTCCTTGAATATACTCTGCTTTCCAACCATCCTCAGTTGATTTATTTTCTCTAGCTAAATAACTTGCATAGCTACGACTAACCTTTATATATCTACTTGCTTCTTCAGCACTCTTAAGAATCTTTACCTCTCCAGTATTTATATTGAAAATTTTTATAATTTTTCCTGGTCCACCACGATTTGTAGTTTTTATTTCTGAATCTTCATATTTTATTTGTTTCTCAATTTCATTTTTTATTTTTTCATTTCTCTTTCTTATTGCTCTTAAATTAAGTTCAAACATATCTTCTATATCAATAGTTTTTTCTAAAAACGTTCCTGCATCCATCCAAATTTTAGCCATTTTATTACATCTCCCTTATTAAAATACCTAACATTTTATATTGCATTATTTTTGCTACAACTGCTGATAAATGCAATATCTTAAGCCACAACATTTCTCTTTGTAGATACTCCCATCCAGATACTATTTCAAAAGTAGCTTTACCTTCATATTTTACTCTCTCAAACGGATTGTCTATTTCTGTACTCTCGAACATTACTTCTCCAATTCTTGTATCATTTATCTCAAAACTTCCCTTATCACATTCCAAGAAAAGTTTCTTACACTCATGTTTCACTTTTAGACCTCCAACACTTTAGGTTTCCTTATCTTTTCTAACATCTCAGGATTTTCATATATATTGCCAATAACTTTAACCACTGCAATTTCATGAAATAACCCAACGCATTCTCCTAGCACTTCATTATCTATTACAAAGAAACCTTCTTCAAATTTTACCTCTCCTATAAATTCTTCAAATGATAAGATGTATGAAACAATATCACCCTCATAGATTTCTTTTCTAATACAATCCTTCAAACCTGTGTATATCATAACCTCAAAATTTTCATTGCTTGTTGGTAAATAAACACCACTATAAACCCACTCTCTAAGCAAATTTTTAGAATAGCACACCATTTCATCATAACTATACATTTCTTTACCATTTTTATTCCATTCTCTAAATTTTAACTCCATCTTTCATCCCTCCAATATTTTAACTTCCTACTCCAAACTTCTCTTTTTGGCTTTTCTTAATAATGTCATCAAGCTCATTCTCTGAATACTTAGTAAATGTTTGTTCAAAGTTAGCAAACTTATTTTTACTCACATGGTTATTAACTACTTTTTTTGTTTTCTTATTTTCTTGCTGTAATCTATATGATTCCAGTTGCTCATATGTAGTAATATTTGCATCCTTCCATTTTTTAAGGATACCTTTTAAGTATGCTAGATTCATATTCATCTTTTCAGCACATATCTCTATAGCTCTTTTAAATACTCTTATATCTACTTCATTAGATACTTCTAATAACCATTCAGCTGTAACTGGATATATTACTCCTATATTTTCTTCATACAGCTTCTTAAATTCTTTTAAAAAGTTATCCACAGGTTGCTTTACTATATACATATTATTAATACTGTTACTATTAATACTGTTACTATTAGTGTCCATATTTTCCGTGTCCGGCTGAGTCGTGTCCGGAAAAGTAGGACATGGTTCCATGTCTACATTTTTAGGATACGGTTCCGTGTCTTGCTTTTTAGTACATGGCTTTTTCTTCTTTTTCTCCTCTTTTAAACCTCTCTTAGAAATACATTCATCTATATAAGTTCTATCAAATACTATTTCATATATATTGTTTTGCATCTTGCCTTGTTTGGATTTATTCTTATGAACCCTTATATAGCCACTCATCTCTAGCTCTTTTTTGTACTTTGTAAATGTGTCTTTTGATATATCTAGTTCATAACAAATTAAATCCCTAGATGGAAAACATGTTCCATCATTCCCTGCAAAACTAGTTAGATATGAATACAGCATTCTAGCGCCAACTGTCAACCACCTATCTCTTGCTATTATTCTTGGCATAAGACCGTATCCACCACTTAATATATTTAATTTCTCTATAACTGACTTATCTTCATTCAAGGTGCCTCACCTACTTAATCAACATTTATAGCTTCTTCCACACTAACTTTACCATCCATATTTTCTTTTACTTCGAAATCAACTTCTAAACTTTCGCTTTCATCTACGACCATGCTCATATCTTCATCTATTTCAGATTTTATTGTTTCATCACCTACCATAGCTTTTTGTAATTCTATACTAAGTGGTGCATATTTTAATAACTGTTTTATAACTGTCTTTTTAGCCATTGAATCAAAATCTGTTTGCCATGGTCCACTACTATAACTTTTACTTTTACTCTTTGCAAATTCTATAATTTCCTCTTTAGTCATAAAAGAAAAACTATGTCCTCCTGTATCCAAATGATATACTGCATAATATCCAATTATTTCCCCTCTATCACCATTTAATTTAGGTTCATGAACTAAGTCTTGATGAAGCCCATATTTAATCTCAAATTTATCGTTTTCTCTTATTTTATGAGCATATATAGTTTTTATCTTTCCACTTCTTTGTGCTAATTCTAAAAGACCTTTATACCCAATTTGGAATTGCACTTTATTTCCATATGGTATCAAATATGCTTGACCTAAAGGCGTATTAGGCTCAAGACCTAATTGAGCTGATTCCATCATTGCTGCTATAAAACTCATAGGTTCACATGATTGTAACCTTGGATTATTACTAAAAGCTGTTAGGGCAACTCTTTGAAATCTCTCGCTTGAAACCATACTAGGTAAAGCTTTTTTTATCTGACTTGCCATTTTATTCATAAGTTGCTCCATACCTTTACTTGGACTTACCTTGACTGTATTTGCTCCTGAAACTTTCTTTTCTAATGCTCCTTTTGCTTTTTCACTAGCCATATATATTACCCCCTATTTTATTTTGAATGTTCTGTATGAACTTATATTTGTATATTTTTCTGCTATATCAGGCATTTCTTCTCTTAATCTCTTGGTATCAATGGACCTTTTAGTAGCTCCTTTCCAAGTTATTATTCTTCCGCCTAATGTAGCTAACTCAAACTCTCTCATTTCACTTTGTATTTCTTGTTCTATTAGCTGTTTCTCTCCTTTTAGTTCTTTCATTTGTAAAACTATATCATCATATCTTTTTAACTTTGATATACCATCTTCAAGTAGATTTAGTTCTATTTTCTCTTTTACTGAGTTTTTATACCTTGTTTTCAGAAACTCACTATAAGCATCTGAACCATCAGGAATTGGTAAAATGTCTTTTAATACATTTTCTTCCCAAAATTCACTCTCTATTTTCATTAGATTTTTAATTACTTCATTATCCCTATTTATCTTGTGCCATACAAACTTTTCATTTCCAAGAAGTGCTGCTATATAACAATGTGTAGCTCCTGTGACAGCCATATAGTGTAAGCATTGTATTTCATAATGAAGTGGAACTCCATTTTCCCATTCTTTTATAGAAAAACTATTTGTTGTCTTACATTCTAAAAATGCTTTTTCTCCTACTATAGCTCTGTCTATATTAGCTATTGCAAAAGGATACTTTTCATTTTTCAACATTCCATTTACATTACGGACCTTAAGACCAGTTTCTTCTGTAGAAAGTTCTGCAACTAATCCTTCTAATCTATTGCCTAATTCCATTCTGAAACTTTTAGTTTCTATTGGTATTTCTTCTTTCTTTTCTATATATACTTGAACAGAAGTTTTTCAGGGATTTAATCCTGCTACTGCTGATGCATCACTACCCCCTATTCCTAATTGTCTATTTTTAAGCCAATCAATTTTATCTATGTTCTTAGTATCAGTTACTATAAAAGCATCTAAATATTTTCTACGACTTGAAATTTTATTCATTTTATGGTATCCTCCTAAATAAGTTGAATTTTTTGTATGTGTTGGTTACTTTGACCAGCACTTTTTTTATTGAAATAATCCTGCTAAACATATTGCAAATAAACCTACCATTTTATTTCCTCCTAAGATAAAATTTTAATCTCATAATCACCATCTTGAATATCTTCTGTTATTAAGGCTTGATACTCCATACAGCCTCTACCTTCATCAAAGTATGCTAAATTTAATTCTTTTTCTGTTGCTACTACTACTATACAATCAATTTCAAAACCAAATCTTTTGCAATTTACTTTTACTGCATTTCCTACTTTAATTGTTTGTAAATCAAATTCTTTTACCAATTCAACCATTATTTGACCTCCTTATTTTCTATTTCTTTTATGTAATCCCAAAGTATTTGTAATATTAAAGAATTTTTTGACATTCCTCTTTCTTCTGCTATTAATATTAATTTTGTATTTAAATCATATGGGATTCTTAATCCAGTTCTTACTCTATTTGCCAACATAATTTCCTCCTATATTGTTATCTATGTGTTGCCTATCTTTAATACAAAGTATAACACTTTATTATTATGTTGTCTATATGTTGCCTATATATTTTTTTGTATTTATTTTTGTGATATAATTGTTGCCAAATAGACTACACAAAGGAGTTGATATTATGGCTAAAATGGGTACATATAAAAATCCTCATTTTGCAATTAGAATACCAAAAGAAAAACTTGATAAACTTAAATATATAGCTGAGTATAATGCTCGTTCAGCTAACAAAGAAATAGAATTTCTTGTCACTAAACATATAGAAATGTTTGAAAAAGAACATGGTCCTATACATTTGGATTCTGAATAAATTCTTGTAATATGCTTAATAAAATACTATTAAAACTTCTTCCTTTTTTACTCGCCTGCTTTTCTAATTTTTCTTTAAGTTCTTTAGGCAGGCGTATTGTTGTCTGCTCTCTTTGCATCTAATCACCTTTTTCTTTAATTATTTATAGCTTACTTTATTTTTAAATGTGTTGGTAAATACAAGTTAACTACCTCTATATCTCTTGTTAATGTACTTCTTTTAACTTTCTTATCTTTATTAAACTTCTTGTTACTTTTCTGCTCGTCATAGTATGTAATCTTATATAACTCTTTGTTTCTCTCTACCTTGTAAACTTTGTTTTTATAGATTGTTTTCATGATGTTATCCCCTCGTTGCATTTTCTAAGACCTTCAAAACTTGCTTTTATTTGCTTATCATTGCAAAATTGGATATAAGCTATCAGTACTCTTACATTCAACTAAATCACCCCCTTTCTTTTTTTCATTACATCTTTATCTTTCATTGCATTTTTCATAATAAATTCTTCAAATGATATTCTATCAATCATGTACTTTCTTCCTATTTTTAAAGCAATAAAATCTTTTGTTATCATGGCTTCTCTTGCCATGTTTCTAGCTGTTACATCAGATATTTTCAAGTACTCACAAAATTCTTCTATAGTCATTAACTCCATTCTTTTAATTCCTTCTCTATCTAAAAACATCTTGATGATGTCTGTTGTATCATCTCTTCGCATTAACTCTTGTACTAAGTCTTTTGTGTCTATGAATTGTAATGCTACACTCATTTTCAAACCTCCTTCTCATATTAATTGAATATCCTGTATTTAGTTTTCAAGGTACTGTCATGATTTAACCTAATTTTTGCTTAAATCACTTGATATTCCATATTTTAAAGCCATATCTTTTACAATAGCCACATACCCCTCTATTAGCTTCTTATCATCTTGTATTACATCTAAATTGTTAACTTTCTCTCTTTTAGATTCAGATACACCTTCTTCTGCCATTTTTCTTCTTTTATTGATTAATCTTCTATGTAGGTCAACTCCAAATCTCTTATTTAATAATTCATAACTTTCTGTTCTAAGCATATTTATATGTTCAAAACCACCTTGTTTTTTTGCTATTCTTGCAATTAGTTGATGTGTATTTGTTCTCCAACTATTTGAGTCTAATGAAACTACATCTTTTATTGTTTCAACCTCTGTCTTTGCTTCTAAAGCAATGCTATTTGCTTGATTAACTTGAAGTCTTAAATCTTTCATTTCTTTTAAACTTTCTATTAATACATCTTCTATACAAGTTGGCTTATGTTGCTTAACTTTGAAATATGTTTCTTCTAAGTTATCAAACTGCTCCCAAGCTTTGTCAGTATCCAATATTTTGCAGTGTCTATTTGCTCCTCTTTCAGTCCAAAGATACATTT